GTAAACGGATGAGGCATTATGCCACTCTCCTTGAGAAGGCCAGACGATTCATCTTGTTCACAAAGTCCTCTAAGTCCTTACGAGCTAGTGCCTCAGCATCGGGCTTGCCTCGGTGCCTATCGACTAGCTTGGCCACCAAACCATTCCAGTCCTCTTGCGTCATGGACATAAAGCGCTCTACTTGCTCACTAGGTGTCAAAGGGACGCTACCGTAAGGATACCCTTCCTCTAAAGCCTGGATGAGCTCCTCCCTGGTCTTGATGTACCAGGCAGCCAGTTCCTTAGCCATCTCATCTAGTGTAGGTCCTGAAATAAGAGGCATTAGAACTGCTCCCTACCAGGTGTAGAGCCTGACTCCTCCGGCGGTTGTCGCGGCTGCCCCTGGCGAGTACGTCCTCCCATTTCCTGTAACATTTGTACTATGGTAGCCTGAGCACTGCCACTTGCACCACCTATCATGCCTCCGCCGCCACCACCATTCTGGGATTGTATAGGCTGACCGTCAGGTCCCACTAGTTGAGGCTGTGGGGGTGGTATTGCGCCTACAGTCTGTAGCACATCCTCATAAAGGATAGGCTTCATCATCTCCTGGAGGTCTTCCAACCACCTACCTCGCGTCTCATTCTCAGGCTGACCGAGTCGGAGACCTATCTCCTGGAGGGTACGCCGGGTGATATGACCTTGGGTGTGCATCCTGTCCCAGAACTGACCTTCTGCAATGAGGTTCTGAGGCAAGAGAGGGTCTATGTTGACATCAACGGTGACGGGCCACTCCTGTATGTCTTTAGGAGTGAGTGACATCTCCCCTTCCCATATCTCCTGGCGGGCGCGGGAAACCGTTTGGGACTCTAGCCACTCTATGAGTTCAACTAGGCAGTTGCTATAGGACTCTATCAGGTACTCAAACTGGCTCTTAGCCATCATGTAGAGAGAGTTGTCTCGGTAGCCGGAGCCTGCCGCACCAGGCGGCTCACCTTTGAAGATAGGTGAGACACCATGCTGCCCCATTATTTGCATCAGGAGCTGGATGAAGGGCATGGCACCGAAGACGTCCTGTACGCCGGCAAAGGGGTCTATGACCTTAGAGCCTGGGGGTAGGGTTGTGGACTTCTCAGCCGTGAACTTGTACTGTTTAGGTACAAGGTTGTTGTCCTCACCTACCACCATCTCAGTCTCAAAGCCTTCAGGCACCTCAATGGTGAGACGCTTACGGACGAGTAGCTCAACAGCCTCACCCATACGGGTCAGAGAACGGTTGATAAGGGGCTCGTTGTGGCGGAACGACTCAGCAACCGAAATGCCCATCTTGTCAGGGTCTTTGCTGCTGGTAGTACGGCCTTTGCAGAGGAAATACTTGCAGGAAGGGTCACCGACCTCCTGGTAGACCAAACGACCGCTAAGGTAGACCTGATAGATGCCCACGGAGTTAGGCATCCGTTCCCGCCTGTACTCAGTAACCAGTACCATAGACTCAGTGCTGACACCTTCAGGAAATGGCTGTATGGTCTGTTCAGGCTGGCCGGCAGTAGAGGCTACTGCTTGGGTTATCTCCTCACTGAGCATGTTAGGATAGGCTTTGAGTTCTGCATCCGTGTCAAGTCCGTACGCAGGATAGACCTCACGCTTGGACTTCCAGGAGTGCTCGATGGACTCCACAATCTCGTTACCGGAGCCTAAGCGGCAGTAAAAGGTCAAGGGATGGATAGTGATGACACGGAAGGGTGGCCCCCACTTACGCTTGAGGGCCTTGAGGCGGTCCCTAAAGTCCTTGTCCCCTTGCTTGGTCTTAGGCTCGCTGCTAAGGCGCTTGCGCTCCTTCTTGGGCCAGGGGTAGTAGGCGGCCTTGATGATACCTATACCTAGTCCGGCCTGAGCATCAACTAGCTCAACACGGAATGTGGAGTTTCTCTTGAGGAACCTACCCCAAAAGGACTCTCGTTTGCTGGTGTTTGACAGAGCGGGGTCACCGCTGCGGAGAGCTGTGTAGACTACATTGGGAGCGTTGGCTGTGAGAGAGGCCTTGATGTTCTCAACCAGCTCACTGGTGGCCCCTATGCGGACTTCTAGGCCAGACGGGGTCTCACCTGTAGGAAGTCGTATAGGGTCCTCATAGTGCCGTAAGGCATCTACTTCGGACATCTTGGTGTGGAGGCCTCTAAACTCCTGCTCAAACTCCCTAAGGAGGTTGTAGACGTACGCAGGAGAGACAGCTGGAGTTATATCTGCAACCACGTCAGGCATTAGAATCCCCTCAAACTCACTTCCGTATTACTGCCAACCACTAGAGACTCACACATGACAGCGGCTATAGCCATAGAGTCCAAACGGTCATCATTGCGATGGCTTCCAGTGGGAGAGAAGGAGCACAGCTCATCCTCAAGAGAGACACCATCGACTAGAGGTAGGTCTTTAGGAATGAACAGTCTACCACTAGCAAACAGAGCATCGAGGTAAAGAGCACGACCAGTTTTATCACGGTCTAAACCTAACACCTTCATCTGGACGTTGCGCCTGGTCCTGTAGGGAATCTCCTTGAATGGGAGATGGTGTCGCCGGCGCATACCCTGGAGGAAGCTAAGCTGGAAGCCTACAGTCTCAAGGGCTACAGTACGTAGGCCAGCTGTGCGCTTGGCTATCTGGACTATCTTGGCCTCTAGGTCAGGAGTCTCCACCTTACCAGCCCACATATCCACTAGGTACATCCACTTGGTTTTGATATCCACTCCCATAGTGGCTATGGCGGAGTAGTCGGCAAAGGTCTTAGTGGAGGCCGCAGGGTCTACCGCCATCACAAACTGCATAGGGTGTTCAGGTATAAGGGCCGCTGTCCAGTACGCAATGTGGTCGCGCAGGATAATGTTGCCCCTGACAGCCTGGGGGTTGCACATGAAGGTGAGGGCAAATAGTATATCACCCTTGTCACGGTGTATGGCCTCAACGCGCTCCATAGGGAACCGAGTTGGGGAGAGTGTAGGCCCCCAGGGGTAAGGGCCAACTACAGGCATCTCATAGATGGTGAAGCCCATCTCCCGGAAGGTGGATACGAGGTCATTCTCACCCCAGCGAGTAACGATGACCACGATGCGACCATCATTAGGGTAAAACCGATTACCCTTCTCCATCAGGCGGTCCACGATGACTCCCCGAATCTTCTCCACCTGGGACAGCATAGTGGTAGGACTCTTTACATCGTCCTGGTCAGTCGGGTCATCTATGATGATGATGTTAAAGTGGAGACCCTGGTAGGGACCGTTGAGGCCTGTACCCATGAGAGTCGGGTCGGGGTCCTCAATGTCACGGCTCACGAACAGGACATTCTTAGTCCACTGAGCCTCGGTATCCTCCTTAATGTTGAAGGCTGCCCTGTAGACGTTGTTGCTTTGGATGGTTTGGCTGATAGCCATGACCTGCTTCTGGGCCTGCTCACCGGTGTTCATCACCCAGAGGATACGGACATTAGGGTTCTTGCCTATCTCCCGCTCCACAAAGTCACGGACGGTGGTGGACTTGTAAGTGTCAGGAGGGCAGACTATGACGGTACGGTTGCTAGTCTCCAAGGCTTCGGCCCAGGCGTCCTGGTAGAGCTCGTATTCGCGGCGATGAACGGCCTTAGCGTAAGTGCGAGCATCACCGTCACGGGCCGCAATAGCACGGACAGCTAGGTCACTTAGCTGAGGTTCAACGGCAACTACCACTAATCCAGTACCTCACCCTCAAGCGGTTTGTCACCGTTAGGTGCCGGCAGTTCCGGGTGCGACTCTGTCAGCCTCTTGCTGGCCTCAAAGTTCTCTAGGAGTTCACGGGCCGCTACACGACGGGCGTTCTCACCTTCTACTGCTCGGCCCTCCACAGTAACGGTGATGCTCTCACGGTAGCTTCCGGGAGGCATGTGGTCAGGCTCAGGTTGTAGAGCTCGTTGGACCGCCATGATGTCCTGCGGGGTGTAGTGCTTGCGGATGACCTTGAGGACCTCTAGCTCTCTCTCAGTCAGGAGAGACAGACTGAGAGCAGCCTTGTAGAGGACCTTCTTATCAAGGCGGAGGCAGAGGCGGAAGTTCCGCATGAACTCCATTTGAGTCAGGTCATGGGCGACATTGCTCTGGAGCCAGGCCAGCTTCTCACCGGACTCCCAATCACGGAACTCAGGGTCTTCTCTACGCCACTTCTTGATAGTACCGAACTGGACCTCAGCTAGGGCACCTGACTCACGGACAGAGAAGCCAGCAGCACGATAGCTCAGGTAGGAGGCCTTACGGGGATTGTTGCTGAGAGGTATGCGAGCCTTCAGCATCTCCTCATAGTCGTCAGGATCTACGTCGGCCTTGCCTGACTCTACGACCTGGACTCCGACTTCCTCTGGCTCAAGCATGGCTAACTCCAAAGGCTGGCCCACCCCCAGCCAGTCCAGCCCAAGAGGGCCACAGGCCCTCTAGCATCTTCCCATATGCACCCCTCATGGGCGAGGTGGGCCAACCCAATGGAGTGCTGGCAGGCCGACCGCCCGAGATAGACCTGCCAGCAGCGAAAGGAGATGATGTAATCGTCTTATCCTCCACCGTCATTATAGCACACTCGGAGGCACAAGTCAAGCTATGATAGCATAGCATACTGATGTAGTTGCTAGCATGGTGTAGTATGTTATAGTGATTTGGAGGCCAATGTCTACGTTAATCGTACTACACTATTAAGTAATAGATAGAGGGTGGGTAGACCCGTGATATGCTAATGCGCTAATGCACCTTCCCCATATTGACAACAATGTCTACCCATGTTATACTATCTCTTAGATAAGATAGCACCATTAACGTAGACAGGGGGACCAATGAAGTTTGGTAGTATACAGATTACCAAGAAAAGGAAGGCTCGTGACTGTGACCATTGCGAAAAGCCTCTCAGGCTAGGAGAGTTCCATGCTACCGTCACTATCAGGGCCAAGGCTAAGAAGTCAGGAAAGCATTGGTTCGCCAACTGGCACCTACACATGAAGTGCCTGAGTATATGGCTATTGGTCCAACTAATGGCAAGACAGGACAGGAGAAAAGCTGCTGGCCGGCCCCAAGGTTCCGGTATGGGCCTGTCACCGGAGGACAAGAAGAAAAGGCTGGCGCTGTGCAAGAGGCGAATGAGAACCCTCCAGGAAGTGGCAACCTGTGCCCCGAAGGATAAACGATTGGAGGAGCACTGGGTTAACTACGAGGCAGTAGCCAGAGCCTTAGAACTGGTGGGAGGTCCGGCTAGCATTAACCACAGGACCACCCTTGATGTGGAGGCCACAGAGAAGAAACTTCTATACGGGAGGTCGCTACATGGACAGGTTACAGCAGGCTAAGTGCCGCGCATCCCCCACAGGTGCTCATCATTGGTGGATATACGGAAACCCCACCAAGTTGCAGTCCTATTGTAAAAACTGTGGCAGGGAGGGGCCGCAGTTCAAGGGCGTGTTCGACTCTACCATGTTTGGCTACTCGGAGCAACACGCAGCTGCCACCAGAGCCCAGGCCAAAGAGGCAGCCTTGCATACCGCATACGACAGTGGTGGAAAATTATAAAAATCTCCACGGGACTCTCTTTTCCCAATTGTAGGACTTGCCGCGAGGTCATAGCTGTCGGCTGTTGCTGGCATCCTGATTCGTGTGTTGGGATGCTGGTGTCCTGTGTGGCGCATCAGACTGCCCCCTTAGCCTAGTGAAATCCTTCACAATGTTAGTGACGTGAGAAAATCCCCTTGCAGGCAGTGGGATTGTAGCAAGGGGATTCAGGTATCTAGTTGCCGCTAGTCAGCTTCGCGTGAATCTTCTCAGCCTCACGTGTCATGCTGAACGCACGGAAGTTGCCGCTGTCATAGTGCTCACGCACTTTATCAGTTAGCAAGTCCTGATGCGCTTCGATCAGCTCGCGGGAAGTGAAGGACTGCCCGTCAACTTCCCAGCTCGCAGTCCCGCGTGAGCCGCCGTTGGAGCTAGGGGCACGCGTCTTTTTGATCTCGCCACCCCCGCTGTTCACTTCTAGCTCACCGTCAGAGTCAAGCGTAAACTTAACCCACTCGGCGCCCAGACTGAACAGCGCTTGAACGTGACCGATCACTGACTTGTCACCGCGCATCGCGTCGTGAACGTCAGCACGCTTCCCAGCGTTAGCAGCCAGCTTCGCGCTGTTGACCGCGCTCTGCGCTGACTTCAACTGCGATGCACTCTTACTCGCACCAGCTATCGCTTTCGTGCGGGCGTCTGTCGCTCCCAGCACTTGCGTGACGTCCCCAGACTTGATAGCACGTGCTACCGCGTCGTCAACTTTCTGCATCGCTTGTGCATCTTGTGCAACTTGATTCGCGAGCCGCTGGACTTTCCCCTCTAACTCTGCGAGTGTAGGGGGAGCCTTTGTCTCTTGCGTCATTTTGTTCATCCCCTTTCCGGGAGTGTATTAGAATCGACATTCTCTCCCACTGCCTGATAGGATTCTATCATCATTCGGGATACTGCGCGGGATTATTATGTCAACTTGCGGATTTTGCATACCCTAACTTATCACTCAAAAGGATGTTGCCGACAAGGCTATATTGCTAACACAGGTTATCATTTGACTGAGGCGTTGTTATTGTTTATGAGTGTAGGCAGTAGCGTGGGACAGAATAGAACAACAGTTCTTTCGATTATGTCAAGCAAAACACTTGACAGCATCAAGTCGTCCATGATATAATGTAGGCAGTACATTGACAAGCGCGTGTCTCAGATGAAGATGCGGCACATGAAAGCGAGGAGCGCATGATCTACTGCGACGTATGCGACAAGCGGGCTCCTGTGTACTGGGCTCATGTGTACGGGCAGGAAGGGATGCTCAAGCTATGCCCGACGTGCGCGTGGCTGGGAGCAGAGGACAAGCACATCATGTTAGTAGCATTGTGGGGTTAATCCCCACTAGAAAGGAGATACCATGCGCCGCTATCACTGTGACATAGACGGATGCCCTGATAAGGTATCCGCCCAGCTACAGGACTCTAAAGGCTTCATGCATTTCTGCACTAAGCACGGACGAGCCGCCGAGCGCCTGATACAGGCGATTAGAGGCTCAAGGTTCGGCTTAGTCCTTACATGGAGAGTGGGGCACGCCTTCAAGTTTGCCTAGTAGAGAGGAGTTACCATGCTTAACGCCATAGGCTACATCATAGTCACGGTGGCTGTAGTTGCCATCATGCTGAGCCTGTAATGCCAACCAGACATCGCAGCGGCCGTATGGAGTGGATTGAAAACCCCGAAGAGCTATGGCCTGGCGAGAGACGCAAGCCCGGTGAGTTCTACCGCAATGCCAACTTTGTCTTTACGGCGTTGCATTTGCCAGCAAGAGGCACCGAGCCACATAGTGTTAGGATAGATTGCTGGCGACGCAACTTCAAGGGGCTACAGTGTGAGATGTATCTACCCTTAGAGGCCTTGCAGGAAGTCGTATCCGGTAAAGGGTTGACATTGAAGTAAGGCTGGTCGGTTGAGCGCCGCTGCTGAGGCCTCTCATAGGACCATCTTTTGGCAGTCTTCAGTGGTCCTCACAGGGTAAGTCCTCGGTGGCGGCGCTGAGCCGAACAGTAGAGAGGAGGTGAGTACACATGGCAAAGCCTAAGATGGTATCAGTATCCATAAACCTAGTCCACGCTGCGCGTAGGCTACAGGAGTCCGCGTACTGGACGCAGTTGCCCTTGGACCTGCGGCGACTGTTCGAGCAGGGCTTGGCTGGCAATGGCCAGAAGGTGAGGTCATAATGGACACACCCGTGGAGAGGTGTGAGCGTTGCGGACAGGAGTTCTTTGTTGGCAAAGGAGCTCACCACTTCTGCAATGAGTGTCTAGGTGTTAGCGAGGAGACGCGAGAGGCTCGTATAGAGGAGCAGGAACACCATGACCTACCGTGAGTTGCAGAAGCTAATGCGTAGGCTCAGCAAGGAGCGGCGCAACGAAGCCATGAGGATAATGCTGGCCTCCAAGGTGGAGCAGCAGAGGAACTAGGAGAGGAGATACCAATGGCTTATGTAGACCCAGACTACAAGACCAAGAAGGCGTTTAAGGAGGCCGTGAAGGCTGGGGTAGAGCACAGGCCCTACAACCCTAGTGGCTTGTTCCATCCCAAAGAGAATGGTAATGAGGTCATTGAAGGTCCACACTTCCCCAAGCCTCACGCCTGGTACGCCCAGGTCAATGTCTTGAATGGCGTCGTTACCAGTGTGAAGTGACAGTCTCATGGGGGTTACCGCACCTACTACAGAAAGGAGTCTAGGCTCCGGACGGGTAGGGTCATTCATTGCCGCACCCCCGGTCATTTAAGACAAGCGGTAGCCCCCTCCCTTAACCACGAGAAAGGATGACAAGGCATGAGTACAGCAGACAGCCTATCCCGGAACCAAGCAGACATTGAGGACGAGATGGAACGTCATGCCAAGGAGATGTCCAGACTCCTCAGTGAGCACGATGGCCTAATAGGAGAGATAGAACAAGAACTGGCGGATGAGAAACAAAGGTCAAGGGATGAGGGCTTTGACGAGGGTACGGAGGCAGAGAGGGAAGGAGAGACACAGTGACCTTAGACAGAGCACCAGAGGACATCCTGCGTGAGGAGTTAGAACGTAGGGAGCGACCCAGCCTGGGTCTGCCCTACGTGTGCGGAGTGGAGCAGCTTCGTGTCCTCAACTACAACTATTGGAACGCCAATGGGATAGGCATATCCATTGTCGCTGTCGAAGGCGGCGTCGCGGATTGGGCTGCCTACATAGGAGCAGACGATGGGAAGAGAACCGAGGAGTGCGTGAAGTGGACAGTAAGGCACGGTTCCAAGCTGAGCCGTGACCAGGCCCACCGCTGGTTCCCTGACCTGCCAATCGAGGCGTACCGTGAGTAGGTACACCAGGGAGCATTACGAGGACGTGGCCCGACTCCTACACGCCGCGCGTGAGAAGTTTAGTGGTACAGGAGGTACAGGAGAAGCTCTAGGTGCCATTAGGACCCTCGCACATGACTTCGCCAACCTCTTCGCCGCCGACAACCCACCGACTTGCTCAAAGTGTGGGGTGCTATGTGCAACCCAACAGGCTGTGAACTATTGCGCAGATGACGCGTTTGCGGGGAGGAACCACGTATGGGATGGCGGCTTCAGCCGAACCGACTTCCTAGCGGCCTGCGGGCTGGAGCCTGCTCGGCCATACTCAACGTCCATGTTCAGGCCAGTGGGCGAGCCTGGCACAGGCAGGACCACAGGAGCATAGGTGGAAGGAGCCAAGAGCATGAATGAGGATGGTCAAGAACAGACCGACAACGAGCCCGCGATACACACCATCCAGATGCTAACAGCCTTGCTGATAGACTCTGATGACCCGGGCTTCATGGCTCACTGTATAGGCATAGAGACAGGGCTGCGTCTAGCCATGAAGTACCCGGAGTATGCACGGTCACTCCTCGCAACCGTAGATGAGGAGATGAAGGCAAGTGGTGCAGACCCAGGCCGGATTTCAGCAGAGGCAGCCATCAACGTCATTGTAGAGGAAAGGCCCCAGGCAAAGGAGATTCCTGATGTACGTTGACCACAACCACTCATCCATGCTGAGCACCTACCTATCCTGCCCCAACTGCCATGCGCCCAAGGTAGCCAGGCAGGGACAGGACATTAGGTCAGGCCAGCCTATCTGGTACCTAGGGTGCGAGTGTCCTGCGCCGAGTGGCATCATCGTGACCTTCTTACGAAGGAAGGTAACAGCGTGAAGAGTACCAGTATGGAGGTGCAACCACAGTATCGTAAGCAGGTACCTAATCATACCATGCTTAGTAGTGGGACTGGCCGTGGGGCTAGGACAAGGAGAGAATGATGCACTGTCAGAACAAGGAGCCAGTGTCCCCTTGGTGGGAACATCGGTGGGTGCTGGCAGAGATAGATACAACCCATTCGGACGGAACGAAGTCGGTATTATGGGTCTGTCCTTGCGGAGCTCAAAGGATAACCCTAGCAAGGGGACCGTAGATGTTTCGCCTTATACACTGGCTGACCTGCAAGCACAAGGACGTACACCGCCTCCGACCACCAAGATGGGGCAAGGTGGGATACCATCGAACGATGTACCTCAGGAGACGTTTCGAGGACGAGATGATGTCGAAGTCCTTATCTGTGCCTACCCCTGGCCCCAAGGATGCGACTACTGGATAGGCATAGCGCGGTGCGAGTCAACGCTAGGCCAAGACCCTAATGCCTATGCAGACTGGAACCCTTATGTGGGCCTGTTCCAGATATGGATAGGCCACAACTACGAGAGAGGATGGCTGGAGGATGATGCTAACAATGTACTTGCGGCATGGGAGTTGAGCCATGAAGGAACCCGAACGAGTCCCTGGCCGTACTGCCAGTGGTAAGGAAACCCAGTTCATCGCCGTAAGTGATGAGAACGAGACGCCTTGCCCTGGGTCGGATGATGGGCACTGTGACCACTGGTACGACGACGAGGGGCCATGCTGTCGCTGCGGAGACGATACCAGCAGCTCGGCAAGAGGCCACATAGTAACGGAAGGCTAAGTCATGGAGGAACGTATACAGGAGCATGGCCAGCCTGGCAGTAGGTTGGATACTAAAGAGGCCAAGAAGCGGTGCGAGGCGGCGACGCCTGAGCCGTGGACGGTTGAGCGTGGCGTAGACAGCAGTCTTGAAGAAGCGTATGTGGCAATGGGCGAAAAGAATCCTGGCGGTTGGTGGGACTACGACAGCACATGGCTCCAGCGGGACGAAGACGCCGACTTCATCGCCCACGCCCGCTCCGACCTACCCGCTACCCTGGAGGCGCTGGAGGAGGCGCAACAGGAGAACGGGCGCTTGAAAGCCGTGTTAGGGAAGGCTAAGCGACAGCACAACTGGGAAACACATGGTTACTATGAAGGCGACGAAGCGGGTTGTCTGGACTGCCAGAGATACGCCGATGTGTTGTAGACCAGAACGCAGCCACTTCGCAGAGGAGTACCCGTCGGCCCATGCCAACATTCTAAGCCTTGAGCGCCAGTTGGCCGAGGCGCGGGGGCTACCTACAGACGGCGAGATATGCCACTCGTGCGGTTCGGCAGTTGCCGCCGTCTGGCATGCACGAGACGAGGAGTGGGAGGCTGTTGTCGGTGGGCCTGGGGGGATTCGCTGTGTTCGTTGCTTTGCAGCCGAGGCCGAGCAGAAGGGGATACACCTAGCCTTCGTGACGGTGTCCTTTGAGGAGGACTGGACGACCGATTTGCACGAGGCACTGGGGAAGCTGGACGCGGTACGGGAGTTGAAAGACATAAGCGTAGGTGAGTTTCAGAAGGAATCGGGCCTAACGCTTGAACCTAACAACCCGACGCTCACTTGGTACATTAAGCGCCTTGACCGCATCCTGTCCAAGAAGGGAGGAACGAATGATGTGTGATTATGGACGAGCAGACCACATGGATGAGCCTCTGCCACATGACTCTAGGGCAAAGGGTTCTGTCAGTGAGGCCGAGAACGCCCGCCTACAGGCCCAAGCGGAGGAGTCCAAGCGGTGGCTTGGAACGATGTGCGTCCTCGCAAACCGCTGGAAGACTGAGCGCGACGGCTACAAGGCACGGGACAAGCTGCGCGGGGAGGCGCTGAAACTGGCCGTGATGTGCACACACCCTGGGATTTCTAAGGCTGCCCGTACTGCCATCGACATCTCGCCCGAAGAGGCGAGGGAGAAGGAGAAGGAATGAGCAAGTGGTTAGAGATTCCGCATGCTGGATATGCGACGTTCGTGTCGCGGCGGAAGTTTGAGGCCCGGCCATGAGCGATGAGGCGCTGAGGCTGCTGGAGCGAATAGGTTCGGTTAGGGTACGCGGCGAATGGCACGTTAGGTGCCTCAACGGGGGATTTTATGACCAACAGACACGTCCCTGTGCCTGTGATGCCCTGCGTTCCTTCTTGGTCCAGCCCACACCGGCAGCGCGGGAGGCGGTGCTGGTGGGAGCGCTGGAAATAGCTGGCGTTGCCCATCAGATGTACAAACATCAAACACTGGTGACAACGGCGGGTGTTATCAATCAAGACAAGTGCGGAATTTGTAAGAAGCTGGCGGCTGCTCTTGCCGACACCTCACCGGCTGCTGAGGCGCTGCTGGCCCAGGGGGAGCGAATCAAGACGGCTCGTGGCAAGGTGATGATGATAGACGCATCACCGGCTGGCAGCCTAAATGCCCAACTCAAGGCTGAAGCCCTTGCTGCTCTAGCCCCAGGGGAGGAGAAGGAATGACAGGAGTACACTATAAGGAGCGTATCAGAAGGAAGGTACTCAAGGACCGTGGCCTCATACGCACAGGGCAAGGCCACCTTGAGCCTATGCCTGATGAGCCCAACGACCCGAACAAGACCCTAGCTATGCGGCTGATAGAGGCCAGGCTGGGCAGGCTAATAGAGGACTTGCTAGCAGAAGGTAGTCTCAAGGAGGTAGCGTTGTTGTTGGGTATCAAGGAGTCAACTGTGTCGAAATGGAGGTTGAGATTGGGGCTGAGGCTATAGCATGAGGAAGGATTGGACCTATGATGTAGTCCTACTGGCAGGCTTTGTGTTGGGTTTATACGTTGGCGCTAGTGTCACCATATTAGCCTTCGTAGCATTTTAATGGAGCCCCAAAGGTTAGATGCGTTCCTCAAGTGGAAACCAAATTACCCGGAGGCAATTATAGGTGGAGGTGTACTTTATGCACGAACCAAGATGATTATTTATGGGAGGTACAAGGCGCTCAAGTCAATGACCTTGCTCGGCCTAGCCAGGGCACTAGCAGCAGGGCAACCTTGGATGGGCTTTGACACCCCTAAGAAGGGTTCCAGGGTCATATACCTCCAGCTTGAAATACCCCACCCGCTCCTACACAAGAGGCTTACTAAGATGGAGATGGCCTGGGATGCGGTAGATGTGAGGGACCTGTCCCAGAGAGTAAAGGAGAACCTTTATGTGTGGACAGAACCATTCCTCAAGCTGGACAGAACGGAAGGC